CAGATATTTTCAACCAAATGAAAAAGACAAAAAAGATGAGCAGAGTGATTGTGTTATTCGTGCTTTGTGCAAGGTAATGAATAAGACCTGGTTGGAAGTCTTTGATGAATTACTTCCGATTGCAAGAGATATTCAATGTAATCCTAATAGTAAGCCTTGTTATAAGAGATATTTAGAGGAACATGGTTTTGAATATGTGGGGATTAGTAATAAAAAAGGATCTAAACGTCCTACAGTAGAAAGCTTTACAAAAGATCATAAAGAAGGTACATACTTTTTAAGCGTAGCAAATCACGCAGTTGCATCAGTTGATGGATATTTCTATGATAAATGGGATTCTGGTGATTGCTGTTTATATGGATATTGGAAGAAAATAAATTAAAAAGAGTGAGTCCTCAGCGACCAAACCGAAACTCACTCTTTTACATAGAATAGGAAATATGCAATTAGCATAAGTCCAGAAAGTATTATAACTTATATCCTGGACTATTTCAAGTCGCATTTTCCATACATAAATTGAACCTTGATAACTAAATATTGGAATGATCGCTTATGTGATTGTAAATATTTACAAACTAAATGGAGAAATACTGTTTAGAAGTAACTATTAACAATTTTACATATGAAAGGATTTTAATATGACTAAAATTAAAAACCAAGATGAAAGTCCACTATGCAACGATAGAACACTTAGAGATAAGTGTGTTAATCATTATGAAGTTCTTGAAAAGGTAAAACAATTATTGCTTTTACCTGGAACGGATATGATGTCTATTGATCAAGTCGCAGATTATTATGAAGTAACACCAGAATATATAAAGATTTTATATTCTAATAATAAAGGTGAAATTGATTTAGATGGTGTTGAGATGTTGCCAAGAAGCTATTATGACGGAAGTAAACTAAATATTACTTCCGTTGTAAAGAAACAAACTTCCGTTACATATACTTTTGAGGATGGACAAATCATCACAATTAATAATCGTGGGCTTAAAGCGTTTAGTAGAAGAGCTGTTTTAAGAATCGGAATGTTATTACAACAATCTGATGTAGCAAAAGAAGTCAGAACACAACTTCTTAATATAGAAGAAAAACTTCATCCGAAACCAAAATTATTGATATTACAGAAGAACAGAAACTTATGTTAGAAGTTGGGATGGCAATATCAAGTGGTGATCCAAGTGCAGCGGCGGTAGCAACATCAAAACTAATTGCATTTAAGAATCGGCATATTGACAAGTTGGAGAAAGATAATAAAGCCCTCGCGGGTGATATTCTTGAATGGAAAGACAGAAGTGTTCTTAATGCAGGAATTAGAAAACTTGCTCTTGTAACACATAATTGTTACCCTGATATGTGGAATGAATTATATAGAAACTTGCAGTACAAATATGGAATTGCATTAAAACAACGTGGTAAATCTCCATATCTGCAATGGATTAAGGAAGATGAATGGAGTAAAGTTCTTAAAACATTCGCTGCATTATGTGAATCATACGATAAATCACCTACTGAAATGGTAGGACAGACACCAATGGTAAGCTAAATACATATTATTAACGCTGTATATGCGTTAAGCAAGTTCTATGCTTCTCTTGACAAAAGAAGTAGTTATATAAAATATACGGAGGAAACCAATATGGCAAAAGACAGAGAAACACCTTGTTTATATTATATCTGCATGGGTGAATGTAAGAAAGGTAGAGATGCAAACCATTGGCATTATTGCCAGAAATGTGACAAGTATAAACCAAGAGCAAGAGTGCGATATTTGAATAAGAAGAAAGAGAAATTAGAGAAGATAAGGAAGAATGAAAAATATTAGGAGGTGGAATTATGCCAGCTTTAGCAGTTCAACAGCAGCATTACATCAATCAAAAACAAAAAGCAACAATATACAATTTCCCAAAGCAGAAAACATTACGGCGTGGGAAGTCAACAGAGATGGAATGTTTGTATAATAAGGATGAAATTTTATCTGTATACAATGTGTTTAAAGCAGATGTTGATAATGCAATTACTGTTAATAAAGAAAAGAACGCTATGCGAAATCTTACAATGTTTATATGTGCGATCAATATTGGATTGCGTGGTGGGGATTTTTGCAAACTCACATGGAAAGATGTATATGAAGATGGATGGAGAATTAAAAAATCACAGAAGTTTGTTCCAGAAAAAACAGAGCGTAGAGATAGATGTGGAAATGTAATTAAAAGAAAATATGTCAAATTAAGATACGACAGTGATTTTAAAATGGCTATTCAGAATTGGCATAAGTGGTTAGAAGATCATAATGAAACTCCTGAGTTGACTGATTATATCTTTTCTTCTAATAAAGGTGAACATATTGGAGAAATGACATGGTATAGAACTGTTGAGAGGAATAGAATAAAAGCAGGTATTAAACAGTCTATTGGTACTCATGGACTTCGTAAGACTTTTGGACATAGTTATTATTTAGCAGCACCAGACAAACAACAGGCTCTTATACAGCTTATGACTATTTTTGGACATGCTGATATGCGTATTACTTTAAGATATATTTGCATCACAGATGAAGAAATATTTAAAAACCAGGAAAGAATGTGTATTTTCTCGAATGAAGAAGAAACACCAGAAGATTATTTATGTCCACAGGATGATTCAGATATGATAGAATAGGAGTAATTAATGAAACCAACAGAGAAATATATTATAGAAAGATTTTGGAGGAATATAGATTATGGATAGCTTTATGAATCTACCAGCAGAGAAAGAATTTACATACGAAGATGTTGTGAATGCTTATAACAGAAGTGGTGACAAGAAAGACGTTGCCAAAAGATTCTGTATAAGTGTTTCAGAAGTGACTAAGATTTTGAAGAAGAAAGAATAGAGGCATATTATGGATTTACATATTAAAACAAAGTTTGACATAGGACAAGACGTACATCTTGTGTATAGAAATAAACAGGAAGTAAATGATCTTATACCATGTACATTTTGTGATGGAAATGGATTCTTTATTTATAAAGGTGAAAAATGTAAGTGTCCAAAATGTAGTGGACGTAGAATTAGAACGGAAAAAAAAACAGCTATTAAATATAATGTTCATCGTATTGAGTGGAAAGTTTCTTCGATTAAATTGACAATTAATAAAGATAATGATCCGATAGTTGTTTATAAACTAATTGGATTTGATAATTGGTGCAATGTAGCAATAAAAGAAACAGCAGATGAAAAACATTTATTTGCTACGCATGAAGATGCAAAAAAGTATTGTGATGAAAAGAATAACCAGTTGAAAGACTGATTTTATGAATATAAAAAGGAGGATAAGAGAATATGATTAATTTAGACACAACTGGTTTTGAAAATCCAGAGATAGCATTAATGGAATGTTCATGTTTTATTTATAATTGTTTTTCAGAAAAAACTAGAGAAGTTATTAAAGCAGATTGGGAAAGAGCTGGTGGTATGAAAAATATGCCTTGGTGGAAATGGTGTATAGAGCATTGTCATGTTTCGTATGATAAGTGAAATAGACATTTTAGGAAAGGAATTACATATGTATACAAGCTACATTAATTATGCTCCTAAAGGTAGTATTTATTTGGGGCAATATAAAAAATTAAGTGATGCTTGGAGAGCGTGTGATGAAGCATTAGAACTTTTAAAAAATGAGGATGTTATTTATAGACCAATTATTATTGGAGAACAATAAAATTCGACTTTCATGGAGGTATAAAAATGGTTGAGAAAATAAAAGTTTGGGTAGAATTGAGCGGTGGAGATATTGCAAAAGTTCCAGAATGGGTAAAAACAGAAGAAGATTTGGAAAAATTTGCAAATGAATACGCCAATCAAAATATTAGTGTAGGATATGATTTGCTTGATGAACCTATGGATCAGGACGAGTTTTTAGAGCAAGTTACATCTGCGTATATAGATGCAGAGAAACGTGGATTCGATAGTATTGTTGTGGCAATTGATACGAATTTAGACACGACATATTATATTAATGACACACCAAATGGATTTCAATGTGATTTATGGGATTATTATTTTGATGATTTAGAAACTATTGCTTCTCAGTTATATGACGAAATGCATGGTAGTGTAACAGACATTAGAATTGAATAATACAACGCTGAAATCAAACTTTCATTTTATGAGAAAGATAGTGTTACAAATGGCAAAAGTAAAAGATACAGGGTATAGAATGATTATAGAAAATCATTGTGGAAGATGGATGTTTGTAAATGACGATATTTACAGTTTTATGAAATGTTCAAATTGTAAAGATCAGATTTTAATTAAAGATGTTGAAGGGTATTGCCCTAATTGTGGAGTAAAATTAGAAGGAGTGGGAGATTAATATGGAAAAAATTAAAGCAAGGCGTGTGGATTTAGAATCTGGACGTATGGATTTTGATCATTTTACTG